CGGGTGTCACCCGGCACCGGTCGTGCTACACGCTGGAGTTGCTTGGGCCCGGTTGGCGGCGTGTGGTCGTGAAAGGCTGTTCGGCGTCGGCTGATATCGGGGATGCCGTTGCCCGTGGCAGGGCGCGGCATCGCCCCATTCGCCCATAGGCGCCACGATAGGCGTTTGACTATTCCCGCCGACTGTGCCTCTCATCATGAAATTGGCGGGAATCCGATGTGTTTCAGCGCGGCGTGGTTCGTCTCGGCCCTGATCTGGCTCGTCGTGGTCTGCGCCGTCGTCGCGATCGCGCGCCTCATCCTGCCGATCGTCCTGAACTGGCTCGGCGTGGCCGGCGGCGTCGTCATGCAGGTCATCAATATCGTTCTGATCGCGTTCGTTCTGATCGTTTTGATCTGGTTCGCGTTCGATTTGCTGATGTGCGTGGGCGGAACGCCGAGATTAAGATGATGAACGTGGTCTGAGAACAGAATGTCTCAGACAAAGCGCGCTGCGCCATCCTCAGCGTTCAAGCCAGGGAAATCAGGTAATCCGGGCGGTCGCCCAAAGGGCGTTATGAACGTGATCGAAATGGCGCGCACGCACACGCCATCCGCCATCAACACACTCGCCGACATCGTGTTGAACGGCGAGGCCCCGCCAGCCGCCAGGGTCGCGGCGGCGTCCGTTCTTTTAGAGCGGGCATGGGGAAAACCCGTGCAGCCGGTCGATGCACAAGTTGACATGCGAGCCACTTACGTCATCCGCGCGCCGTCGCTCGTCGAGTCGGCGAAAGACTGGCTTAAACTTTACGCGCCGGACAACGCCGATGTCGCGGTGATCGAAATTGAACACAATTGACGACGACGACTTACTGACCGCGTGGAGCCCGCAGCCGGGTCCGCAATCCGCGTTCGTCGATTGTCCGGTGTTCGAATGTTTCTTCGGTGGCGCTCGGGGAGGTGGCAAGACCGAGGCCGTGATCGGCGAGTGGGCGTTGCATGCCGCGCAGTATGGCGCCGATGCCATAGGTCTGATGATACGGCGCACCCGCGTTGAACTCGACGAGACGTTCGAGCGCGCCAAGTCGATCTATACCAAGCTGGGCGTTCACGCGACCTACAACCCGCGCCGCTTCATCTTTCCCAATGGCGCGCGCATCACGTACGCTTACCTCGAACGCGACGACGACGCTGAATCGTATCAGGGTTGGAGCACCTGCGTGGCCGTTGGCACGCCCATCAGGATGGCGGACGGCACCCTGAAAGCGATCGATGTCATCCAGCGCGGCGAGATGGTGGCGACGCTGGAGGGGCCGCGCCGGGTCGTCGATACTACCAGGCCATACCTTGCCGCTTGCGTCCGGGTTTCGGTCCGGGGCGCGTCCGGGGAATTTCTCGGGCATCAGATACACCCGGTATGGCACCCTGTTCTGACCACCGCCGGATTGATTTCATCGCGCACCCCTCAGACACGCCGAACCTCAGACCGATATCCCGGCATGAAAGCCGCTCGGTCCTCCGCAAACGCAGAACCTCATCCATGTGCTGGTCAAGAAATCCCGGCATGGTTCGCTTATTCATCAGATGAGGGAAACGCTTATAGAGCGTCATCGGGTGCAGCTTCAGCATCTGCGCGGCTTCAAGGACTGACCGTCCCTGTAGTGCTTCACGCGCCGTCGCCTCCGTCAGCCCGGCGGCTCGGCCCCGATTCCCGCGAGACAGCCATGTTATGCCGTTCTCTCGGCATATCTGGCTCAGGCTCCCGGTACTTATTCCAAGATCGACGAACGGGATTGACGGATCAGCCGCGACCTCACGGACCCGTGCGATCAACGCCGGATCTCGGCGCCCTTTCCCGTGATGATGCGCGCGCATATGCGCTGATTGGTCTTCGAACAGGACCAGATTATCCAGTCGATTGTCGTGCCGAACGTGGTTGCGGTGATGCACTTGCTCTTTTCGGGCGAGGAAGCGACCGAGATGCACTTCCATGGTCAGCCTATGCTGCTGGACCACGCCATAACCAGCCATTGGGTGCGTTGGGCACCATTCCAGCACGTAACCGTTCGCGTTCACTGTCATGGGTGCATCCGTATACCGGCGAGGCGCGAGGTCTGGCTGAGGCGGTGTCTCATGGAACGATGGAAGTGTTGGAGTTGACGAAGGCATGGGTCGCCGATCTGACTGTTGAAAGCGCGAACCATTATATCAGCGAAATGGGCCTGATCAACAAGAATACCCGCGTCTACATCGAGGAAGCGGGCAACTTTCCCTCGCCGGCGCCGATCATGAAGTTGATGGCGACGCTGCGTTCCGGAGCTGGCGTGCCGGTCGGCATCCGCCTCACCGGCAACCCCGGCGGATCGGGGCACCAGTGGCTGCGCGCGCGCTACATCGACCCAGCGCCGCTGGGCTGGCGCGTGCTGCGCGACGCCACCGGACTGGAGCGGATCTACATTCCGTCGCGTGTCGCCGACAACGCTTACTTAGGAACGGACTATGTGCAGCGTCTGAGCGCCTCGGGATCGCCAGAACTGGTGCGCGCGTGGCTGTACGGCGATTGGTCCGTTGTTTCGGGCGCGTTCTTCCCCGAGTTCAGCGCCGACCGCCATATCATGGCGCCGCGTGCCCTGCCCGAGCATTGGGCGCGGTTTCGTTCGTTCGACTGGGGTTCCGCGCGGCCGTTCGCCGTGCATTGGTGGGCGGTCTCTGACGGCTCGCTGCCGGACATCGCCCGCGGCTGCCTCGTTTGTTACCGCGAGTGGTACGGGATGAAGCCGAACGAGCCGAACGTCGGACTGCGTATGACGGCGGAACAGGTCGCGGAGGGCATTCGCGAACGCGAGCGCGACGACCCGAGGCCGAAGGATGGGCAGGTCGTCGGCGTGGCCGATCCCTCGATCTTCGCCGAGGACGGCGGGCCGTCGATCGCCATGCGGATGACGCGCGCCGCTCGCATCGTCTTCCGGCCGGGCGACAACAAGCGTGTGCCGCAGCGCGGCGCCATGGGCGGTTGGGATCAGGTGCGCGCCCGGTTGGTAGGCGACGCCGACGACCGGCCGATGGTGGTGCTGTTCGCGACGTGCCGGGATCTGATCCGCACGCTGCCGGCGATGCAGCACGACGCCAGCCGCGCCGAGGATATTGATACGGAATCGGAAGATCACGCGGTCGACTCGTTACGTTATGCGATGATGTCACGTCCTTACGTGCGCGATATGGAGCGGCCGAAGCCGGTGGACAGTTGGGACGCGGCGTTCGCGCGCGACGAGCAGCCGCTGCGCGACTGGAGGGTGGCGTGAGCGGCGTGGAGTGTGTTTCCAAACGACCGTTTGATCAGGTGGCCGGGTTTGGACGCGATAACGCGCCAACTAACGCGCCTGAAGGGAGGAACGATGCCTGATTATGAGGCAATGTCGGGCGCCGACTTCATGCGCGCGGTCGGCGACGATCCCGACAAGTGGGCCGACGCGGCGGCGCGGAACGCCGTGACGCAAGGATATCGCGTCGAGCGCGACTGGCTCCGCGTGTGGTTCGGCGACGCCATGGAAGCCGCGCGCAACGCGACTATCCGCACGGTTGTCGAGGGAGATCGATCATGATCCGCGTCCTGGCCTTCGCTGTTCTGTTGCTGCCATCCATGGCGTCCGCGCAGCAGGCGCTGACCTACGCCGACCGCTCGGGCACGATCACCGCGGGCGGCGCCGCGCAGGTGGCCATGCCCGCGTGGAGCGGCCGGCACGGCTGCATGATCCAAAATCAGAGCGCGGGCAGCCTGTGGGTATCGGAGACGGCCGCCGCGATCGCCGGGCCGCCGTCGATTCTGGTCCCGGCCGGTCAACAGTTCCTTTGCATGAACCCGGCATCCGGCCAGGCGTATTCGATCATCGGCGCGACCACCGCGCAGGCGTTCGCGGCGCGCGAGTGGTGATCGGCCGCCGCTCTCTGTTGCTGGCCGGTGTCGCGCTTTCCGCGGCGGCGTCGGCGCATGCCCAGTGTGTCACCGACACGCCCGCGGTGGATGCGTGCCTCGGCGGGGTGCGGACCACCGTCGTGGTCCCGGCGCCGACGCTCGCGCTCGACTTCATGACGCCCGGCACGCTGCCGTCCGGCGTCGTTATCGTCCGCAACTCCGTCGGGACATATTTCGATAGCGCGGGTGTGATCCAGACCGCCGCGATCAACACGCCGCGCTGGGATTATGACCCGGTGAGCCACGTCTTGCGCGGCCTCCTGGTCGAGGACGGGCCGCGAACGAATTTGCTGCTCAACAGCGCCGCTCTCGGCACGCAGTCGGTCACCGTGACGGCAACCGCTTACACGCTGTCTTTTTACGGTACCGGCACGATAACGCTATCCGGTGTCTCGACCGCCGGCCCGCTGACCGGCACCGGCGCGTTTCCCGCCCGCGTGTCGCTGACGTTCACACCCACGGCCGGCAGCCTGACGCTGACCGTGACAGGCTCGGTGCTCAACGCGCAGATCGAGGCCGGCGCCTGGGCCACATCCTGGATACCAACGGCCGGCGCCACGGCGCAGCGCAATTCGGATGCGCTGACGCTGCCGGTTGGCGGCTGGTTCAACGCCGCGGCGTCCTCGCTGGTCGCCGAGTACATGGTCCCGTTGGTGCCGAACCCCGGCGCGAACCCGCGGGAGGCGGTGTCTCTGACCGATGGGACGACGGTTAACCGCATGACGATCCGAGGTCTTAATACCGGCGGCACGGCATCGCAGGCCACCTTTCTGTCCACCGTCGCCAGCACGCTTGGCCAATCAAACGGCCTCGGCGTCGTGACGGCGCTCGCGGTCACGAAAGCGGGGGCCGCGTGGGACGGCGCCAACCCGATCGGCTCGCTGAACGGCGGCGCCACGGTGACCTACGCCGGCGGAATGCCGGCCGGGATCAACGTGATGTGGCTCGGCGGCGCTGGGCCGGTGGGCTTTTTGAACGGCTGGCTCCGGCGCGTCGGTTACTACAACCGCGCGTTATCGGCCACTGAACTGAGGGCCGTGACGACATGACCGGATACCCGTGGCAACCCGGCGATCAACTGCTCGCGGCTGACCTCAACGCGGCGTTCGCGAACCCCGCCGGCGGCCCCTTCCTCGCCCTGACCGGCGGCACGATGGCGGGACCGCTGACGTTGTTTGGGCCGCCCACGGCGGACGCGCACGCGGCGACCAAGGCGTACGTCGATGCTCATGCGGGCGGCGGCGGAGGGTTGCCCGACGCGCCGAACGACGGATCAGCTTATGGGCGGCTAAATATCGCCTGGACGCCGGTGCTGCCGCTCACGGGCGGCTCAATTGGCGGCAATCTTGGCGTTGGCGGGACGTTGCTCGCGACGGGCCGCGCCACGCTCGCCGGTGGGGTGACGGTCGTCAACGACGCCACGCGACGATTGACGGTGACATCGACGGTCGCCGACCCGTCAATCGAGACGATCCCCAACGAGGTCATCACCAATCTCAGCATCACCTCGAACAGCGCGCAGGATATTCTGTCGTGGGCGTCGCGGATGCACATCAAGACCGGCCCCGGCGTGGTGTTTTCCTCGCAGCACACGCCTGGCTTTTACGGTGAATGTTCGGCGTTCGACACCGACCCGGCCGGGACGGTGAACTGGTGCTCCGGGGTGATGGGCACCGCCGGCAATAACGGCGTCGGCACGGTCGTCAACGCCTGCGACTTCTACGCGCGCGGCACGATCAACTCCGTGGCGGGCGGCGTCGTTACGAATCACTATCAGTTTTTCGGGCCGTCGCCGGTGCCCGGACGGGCGACGAACGAATACGGCTTCTACGTCGCCTCGCCTTCCGGGATCGGCACGCAGACATCGCCGACCGCGTGGCTTGAGATCAAGGGGCCTGACGTGCTCGCCGCGACGCATCTGCTGAAGGTCAGCAGTTCATCCGCCGTCGTGGTGGATGTCACGGCGAACAACGTCATGAGCATGGCGACCGGCACGTTCGGCGTCGGCACATCGACGCCGGCCGGAATGATCGAGGTGCGCGGCGCGTCCGCGTTGAACACTCTGCGCCTCTTGCGTGTCCGCAACAACGCCGCCGCCGTGCTCGACATTCAGGCGGACAGTTCGATCGGCTTCAACGGCGCGACACCGGTCACCAAACCAACGGTCAGCGGATCGCGTGCCACGCCCGAGGCGGCGCTGGCCAATCTGCTGTCCGCGCTCGCCTCTTACGGCCTGATCACCAACAGCACGACCGCGTGAACGGCAGGTCATGAACTGATGTCCCAGGCGCTTTACCCCGACCCGCCGCTGGACCCGGAGGCCGCCGAGGCGTCGCGGCCGAAGCCAGGTCCAGGCATCGCGTCCGATCGTTACCCGCGCGACCTCGACGACCTGCACGCGCGCATGGTGCAGTGGTTCGAGGACGCGGAGACGGCGACGAACGACGGCCGCAAATGGTCGCAGCGCGATCGTGACTACAAGGACGGGTATCAATGGTCCTCGGCTGAAAAGGAGGCGTTGCGCGCACGCGGCCAACCCGAGGTCACCATCAACTACGTGTCGCGCAAGGTCGAGTTGATGTGCGGGCTCGAAAGGAAGTCGCGCACCGACCCCAAAGCGTTCGCGCGCAATCCGGTGGACGAAGACAAAGCCGACGCGGCGACGCAGGCGCTGCGGTATATGTCGGACGATAACAACCTGCCGCTGATCCGTTCCGATGTGTACGAAAACCTGATGGTCGAGGGCGTCGGCGGCGCCGAGATCGTGCTGGAGGATGACGGGCGCGGCGGCGCGAATATCACGTTTCAGCAAGTGCCGTTCGACCGTTTGTGGTGGGATCCGCATTCGCGCCGACTGGACTTTAGCGACGCGCGGCACCGCGGCATCGTGATCTGGATGGATCGCGAACAGGCTTACGATATGTGGCCCGACGCGGAGGACATGGTCTCCGACACGTTCGCCACGCAGACCGGCGGCTACGGCGACCGGCCGAACGAGATCGTGTGGTGTGACAGCAAGCGGGAGCGCATCCGCGTCGTGCAATGCCACTGGCAGGAGCGCGACGTGTGGTGGGTCGCGACCTATACCCGCGTGGGCTTTCTGGCCGAACCGACGAAGTCGCCGTTTCTCGACGGCAAGAGGAAGTCCGCCTGCGGCCTCCGCATGACCAGCGCGCATGTCGATCGCGAGAACAACCGTTACGGCATGGTGCGCGACCTGATCAGCGAGCAGGACGAGATCAACAAGCGTCGTAGCAAGGCATTGCATTTATTATCCGTTCGGCAAGTGGTGATGGAGGACGGCGCGGTCGCCGACATCGACAAGGCGCGGCGCGAGGTGGCGCGGCCGGACGGGTTGGTGGTGATCAACCCCGGAATGAAGTTCGAGATCACGGACGGCGCCCAGTTGGCCGAGGGCCAGTTCAAGTTGTTGCAGCACGCGACGGCCGAGATGCAGGCCAGTGGCCCCAATGCCTCGATGTCGGGCACCGATCCGCGCGAGTTGTCGGGCCGCGCCATCCTCGCGCAGCAGGCCGGCGGGGCGGCGGCGCACGAGCCGATCGCGGATACGTTGCGGATGTGGAATCGGGATCTTCTGTCGGTGGCCTGGATGGCGGCGCGTCAGTATTGGGGCGCCGGGCGCTGGGTGCGCGTGACCGACGAGTTGAACGCGACGCGGTGGGTGGGCATCAACCAGCCGGTGCGCCTGATGGACGCGCTGGCCGACATGCCCGAGCAGCAGCGCGCGATGGCGATGCAGCGGATGCAACTGATGCCGGGCGATCCGCGTCTCCAGCAGGTGATCCGGATCGACAACGACATCACCGATATGGACGTGGATATCACGATCGAGGAAGGCATCGACGTGCCCTCGATCCAGGCCGAGCAGTTCCAGGTTCTCATTCAACTCGCCGGCACGCAGCCGGGCCTGATCCCGCCGGAGATCCTGATCGCGTCAAGCAATTTGCGGAACAAGGATGAACTGTTGGCGATGTTGAAGGAACATCAGCAGGCGCAGGCGCAGCAGCAGCAGCAGGTGGCCCAGATGGCGCAGCAGAAGGCGAGCGCCGACATCGCGGCGACGCAGGGCAAGGCGGCGGCGGACTTCGCGCTGGCCAAGGAGAGGCAGCATGCGACGGTGTCCCACATCGCCGACGTACACGGGATGTTCCAGGACCTGTCGGCGCCGCCCGATCCGCCGTCCGATCCGGGCACCGTCGTGCCGCCCGAGGTGCAGGCGATGATGGACGGGGCGGATTTGCGCGGGATGCACGCCAAGGCCGCCGTGGACGAGGCGCGGGCGAACGATTTGCGGCATAGCGCGGTACAGCGGATCAATGATGTCATGATCGCGCGGCACAACGCGCTGGCGCCACCCGAGCAGGCGGAGGGACCATGAAACAAAAACGGCCTGCGGCAACCGTCAGCGCCGCCGTTAATCGCCTGTTGGACAGGCGGCAACGGCGAGTCGTCGTCAACCTGATGGGCGACGCCCTGATTCACAGAACCACGATCCAGGCGGTGCGTTACTTATTGAACCTCGGCATCGAGGCGCACGATCTGAGATTAGAGAAAGAACGCGCGCTTTTTCTGAACTGGGACAGTCAGTTCTTTAGCAATTACGTGAAGAAAGCGATGATCGATCCGGATGTGGCGCCGCCCGAGCAGCCGGGGACACCATGAGGGAGGATGATATGGCGCATGTTTACGAAGGCGAGCCGGATGCCAGGCAAAGCCCGGAAAAGATCCCGGTCAGCCGGTTCCGCCCTCGCTACCGCGCTCTGACTGACGCGGAAAAAGCGTTGCACGATGAAATCAAAGACGCCGCCGAAACGCTGGAACGGATCTACTCCAAGGTGAACGCGGGCCGGTATCACGCGCTGGCCATCACGTCCCTGGAACAGAGTGTCATGTGGATCGTCAAGGAACTGACGAGCTGATGGCCGACCGCGCGCACCTGGAACGGCTCACCAAGCAACTGGCCGACGAGGGCAAGCTGATCGAGGCCGGGTGGGTCGCCATGCGGTTGGCGGTGATCCCGGACAACGCGCCCGCCGTCCAACTGAATGAGATGCGGTTGGCCTACATGGCCGGTGCCCAGCACCTGTTCTCGTCGATAATGAGGATGTTGGACCCGGATCCCATCGAGACCCCGGACGACATGCGCCGGATGGATCTGATCGACGAGGAGCTGGACGCGTTCCGGCAGGAGTTGGAACTGTGGGTGGCGAAGACGAAGGGAGCATCATGAGCGGATCTCTCGACGCGTTCCTGAAAAGCGGCAACCCCGAGGACGGCAATCCGGCGCCCGAGCCCGAGGCGCAACGCCCGGCGCCCGAGGCCGCGCCAGCCAAGGACACGGCACCCGTCAAGGACACGGCACCCGTCAAGGACAAGGCCCCGCCCACGCCCGAGCCCGACGACGACGTGGACCCTGGCGAGGCCGAGCCGGGGCAGCCGGTCGTTCCGCGCCGCGCCTATGAGACCGAGCGGCAGAAGCGACAGAACTGGGTCGAGCGCGCATCCAGGGCCGAGGCCGAGCGCGACGCGCTGGCGAAGCGGCTGGAGGAAGCCAGCAAGCCGCCGCCACCCCCGCCGCCGACCATGGAGCCGATCGACCCGGCGCGCGATCCCGAGGGATATACAAGGCGGGTCCGCGGCGTCGTTTTGAACGAGCGGCTGAACACCAGCGAAATGATGGCGCTCGACAAGCACGGCAAGGAAACCGTGGACGCCGAGACGGCGTATTTTCAGAAACGCGCCGAGGCCGACCCAAGGTTGTGGAATGAACTCTATTCCAAGCCGCACCCGTATGCGTGGATGATCGAGAACAATCAGACGGCGAAGCTGCACGAGGAAATCGGCACCGATCCGGCGGCTTACGAGGCACGGCTCAGGGCAAAATGGGAGTCGGAACGAAACGCCGGAGCCCCTCCGCCTTCGCCAGTTGCCGGCATGCCTCCATCTTTGGCCAGCGCGCGCTCGTCCGCCCCACGTTCATCCAATGGATTCGCGGGTCCGTTGGCGATGGAGGATATCCTTCGTAGGCCGGAACGAAAACGATGACCGACCTCGCCACCCTGACCGCCATCCTTTACGCCGCGCGCTGGCAGCGCCGGGCGCCGGAGACCGAGGCGGACAGGGAGAGGACTATTGCCGCCTCGCTCGCCGATGCTAAGCTGATCGTGGCCGCCGTTCGCGAGGACGTGGCCACGCCGGAGCAACCGCCGCCGTCGCCGGGCACAATCGGGCGTAGTGCGGAAGCGAAGGCACCCCGTCGCCGGGGGTAACGGGCGCCGGCCTGGCACCAGGGCCTGACAGTGGTGTGACCCGTCGCCGGGGGACTTCCGGGCGCTGAGCCGTCGCCGGGCTTTATCCGGGCGTCCGTTCACGTCCCATCAATCGAACCGAGCGAAGCCCTCATGAAGACGTTTCGCGGCCTCGATGTAGGCCGCGTGTGCCTCCTCCTGGGTGCTGAAGGTGCCAATACAATGGTTCTTGCGGTCCAGCATGATCGTGGCTGTCCAACGCCCCTTGGAGGTTGGAAGCGTGCCCTTCAGGTATCCATTCTTTCGGTACGTGCGTCGGTTTCGGTTGTTCTCCGCTCGCGTGGCCGGTCGCAAATTGGTCCAGACATTGTTCGACGGAATGCCGTCGATATGGTCGAGGACGGCGGCGGGCCATTCTCCCGTGACGTGCAGCCAGATCAGGCGATGTGCCTGATACGCATAATCATGAAGTCTTACCGTCAGGTAGCCATACTGACCATCAAGGCAACCTGCCGGTTTGCCAACAAAGCGCTTGTTCACGCGCGGCAATACGTCGTCGCGGTGTCGCCAGAGCAGCAGCCCGGTCACTGGGTCATAGTCCAGGGCGCGTCTGACCATCTCAGCGGTGAGTTGGTCCGGGGGAATGGCGGTCTTTATTGGCATGACCATATGAATATCACTGCATTGTTTCGAGGGAAAGCGGGTTCTCATCAACTCGTGACCTAGGAATACAGTCTTGGCAGACATGAACGTTACGCCCGCGAGACAAGGGCTAACTCCCCTCATCTGGGATGCTGACTTTTTCACCGAATATGTGAGGAAGAATCAGTTTAGCAGGTACATGGGCACCACCGAGGGCGCGCTGATCCAGGTCAGGGAGGATCTGACGCGCAAGGCTGGCGACACCG